TGCATCTATCACAGCAGGCCCATCCAATCGATGTAGTTGGCCATCAACATACCATCTTTGCGATCCATTTGCATATATCGCAGCAGGCCCATCCAATCGATGTGGTTTGCCATCAACATGCCATCTTTGCGATCCATCTGCATATATCACAGCAGGCCCATCCAATCGATGTAGTTGGCCATCAACATACCATCTTTGCATGCCATCTGCATCTATCGCAGCAGGCCCATCCAATCGATGTAGTTTGCCATCAACATGCCACTCCTGCGATCCATCTGCATGTATCACAGCAGGCCCATCCAATCGATGTAGTTTGCCATCAACATGCCACTCCTGCGATCCATCTGCATGTATCACAGCAGGCCCATCCAATCGATGTAGTTTGCCATCAACATGCCATCTTTGCGATCCATCTGCATCTATCACAGCAGGCCCATCCAATCGATGTAGTTTGCCATCAACATGCCATCTTTGCGATCCATCTGCATCTATCACAGCGGTAACATGTGGTTTGTTTGTGTCTACAATCATTATCGATTCCCTAGAGTCTATTACCTGACTGCACACAAGAATATAATTTATCGCGATAATGTCAACAAAAAAGGTGGCTTGCGCCACCTTTCTGTTTAGCTTGCGGCAGAGGGTTGGTCCACCGTGGGTTCCTGCTTATACAACAGTTCACCCAGTTTCATGGTGGTATTGACATATTCTGTGGTGGCTTCACGGATCACAGCAGCATCATCTGAGTCTTTCATGGCTTGTTTGAGCTCGAGAGCAGCTGATTCAATTTCCACACGCAGATTGTCAGGCACCGTATCTGCATTTTCTCTCAGAGTTTTTTCTGTGTTGGCGATCATGGCATCTGCTGTGTTGCGCACTTCTGCCAGTTCCTTGCGCTTGCGGTCCTGTTCAGCGTTCTCTTCTGCTGCTCTAACCATTTGTGCAATCTCTTCATCTGTTAGCCCACCGTTGGACTTGATGCTGATCTGTTGAGCCTTGCCAGTGGCCATGTCCTTGGCACTCACAGTCACAATACCATTGCTGTCGATATCAAAAGCCACCTGAATTTGTGGCAAACCCCGTGGTGCTGGGGCAATGCCTGACAGTTCAAACTGACCCAGACTCTTGTTGTCAGCAGCCATGGGGCGCTCACCCTGATACACCTTGATGGTCACCGCCGGCTGGTTGTCTTCCGCTGTGCTGAAGATTTGCTCTTTTCTGGTGGGGATGGTGGTATTCTTCTCAATAAGTTTTGCGAGTACTCCTCCCAGAGTTTCGATACCGAGGCTGAGTGGCGTAACATCAAGGAGTAGCACGTCTTTGACGTCCCCTTGAAGTACACCTGCTTGTACTGCTGCACCAATGGCAACTGCTTCATCCGGGTTGATGCTTTTGTTGGGTTCACGACCAAAAAATTCCTTGACTGCTTTTTGTACCATTGGGATTCTGGTGGTGCCTCCCACAAGGATCACATCCTGAATATCGCTGGGATTCAATCCAGCATCCTTGAGTGCCACCTTGCAGGGTGCAATCAATCGTGACACAAGATTTTCTGTCATGCGTTCAAATTGACTGCGAGTGAGTTTCACCAACAGATGCTTGGGGCCAGTGGCGTCTGCTGTGATGTAGGGTAGGTTGATGTCAGTTTCCACACTGCTGCTGAGTTCAATCTTGGCCTTTTCAGCAGCTTCTTTCACTCGCTGCATGGCCATTTTGTCTTGTGTGAGATCAATGGCCTGATCCTTGCGGAATTCTGCCACCACATGATCAATAATCCTGTTGTCAAAATCTGCACCACCCAAGTGGGTGTCACCATTGGTGCTGAGAACTTCCACCACCTGATCACCAATGTCCAGAACACTCACATCATGTGTGCCACTGCCAGAATCAAAAACAACAAACTTGCCTGTTTGATTTTTGTCCAAAGAGAAGGCTAGGGCAGCAGCAGTGGGTTCGTTGATGATGCGCAAAACTTCCAGGCCAGCAATGGCACCGGCATCCTTGGTGGCCTGACGTTGACTGTCGCTGAAATATGCAGGGACAGTAATTATGGCTTGTGTGACCTTCTTGCCCAGATAACTTTCAGCAGTTTCCTTCATCTTGCTGAGAATTTTGGCACTCAGCTCTTGAGGACTCATCCTCTCGCCGTTGATTTCCACCCAGGCATCACCATTTTGGGCTGCAACAATCTCATAGGGCAGATTTTTTGCATCTGCCTGCACAAGGGCGTCATCAAATCTGCGCCCAATCAGTCTCTTGACTTCAAACACAGTTTTGGTGGGATTTGTCACAGCCTGTCTTTTGGCTGACTGCCCCACAAGTGTTTCCTTGTCTGTGAATGCAATCACGCTGGGTGTTGTTCTGGCACCTTCAGCGTTTTCAATTACTCTGGGCTGGCCATTTTCCATGACAGCCACGCATGAATTACCTGTTCCCAGGTCAATTCCTATACATACCATATTGCTTCTCCTTGTTAAGCGAGATGAATCATCAGTTACTCTATAGTCAACCAATGTTCAAAACTATTTATCTAGACTATTATTAGAGACAGGGCTGGGATTGTCAACTTGTGGCAAGATTAGAGAACTGAGACTTTGTAGGTTCTGCAATTCTGTGTTCATCATGTCAAAATATTCTGGCGCAATTTCTGTGCCCACAAATCGTCTGCCCAACTGCAAGGCCTGAATGCCTGTTGTGCCAGATCCAGCAAATGGATCCAGAACTAGATCACCAGGATTGCTCCAGGATATGATATGATCATGGGCCATGGCAGTGGGCATCTTGGCTGGGTGAGCTATGGCATGACAGGGTTTTTCTTGACCTGCTGTTTTCATCCGCCAGATATTACCACGCATGCCAAATTCTTCATATGTTTTACGTGTGCCACGTTCCACCATTGTGCCATCTTTTTGTCTCACTGTGTTTTTGCCAAATGTGCTCAACCTGGCATGGTCAGGTGTGTTCATGCTGTAAGCCATTCCATTTGTTCAAACAACACAACAGATTCATTACCATCATGCTCTTCAATACGGAATCTTTGGCCAGGATCCAACCAAAAAATAGTCAAATCTATTGCACCGTTTGTATATACATCATCTAGCCCCAACATGGCTAATCTAAACACGATTTTTTCCTTCATTTGTTCTTTTGTGATCAAGCCTTGTTCAAATTGATGAACTGGTTCAACCAGAACAGGATGCATCATTAAAATTTCCGCATGATGATCATCATTCCAGGTGCTCCAGCCTGCTCCATATCTAGGACTGTATAACACTGCAATTTTGCCCTCATGTTCATAACGCATTTGAGAATCTTTCCTTGAGAATGTGCTGGGAGTTTTCCTGGAAGGTCTACAGTGATTCATGTCCAGCTGAGACGGGAATAAACGGCATGATCATGCTTTTGGAATGGGGCCAATTGTATTCTCTTGTTTATGTCCATGCCAGTTTGAAAGCTATGGTATCATCTGCATTTGTGAACCTAATCTTATTGCTAATGGTCCATATCCAACATGTTTTGTATTCCCCCACATTGTGGTTTAACCATTGTGCCATGCTCCTCCACTCAGCAGTGCCAAAGCTAATACTGTGTTCCACACAATACACGAACTTGACTAGTGAGACCTGGTGCTGGTATTCCTCTGCATGCGCACCTTGCTGTACCACATACCTATCAGGTAGTTGTGTAGACATGTGGCAATATCAGCTTGTCAAGGCTTGTTCCACAGCCTGATACCGGGGATTGTTGATGGTTTCCATCATCACATCCCAGGGGGTCACCTGCTTGCTGGCCAGCACACTGCGAACAATTGCTGGACTGAATCCACTCACAAGAGCTGATCCAGTTGCATGTTGGGTCACAGGGAAGTTGTTGTCTCCGCCATAACCGCCTGCACGATGGGCAACGTTCCACCACACCACAATTGGTAGTTCATATCCATGACGGTTGAACAGCTCACGTGCCATGTCCCAGGCATTTGCACCACTGCGCTCAGTAAAGGGATCAAATCCCATGTCACTGATCACCAGCAGATACTTGGGCATTTGCTCCTGAGGCACACTGCCCATGACAGCTACTCGGAGAATTTCCTTGAAGGCACTTTCCAGGCTGGTGCTGCCACCCCACTCACAATTCTTGATCTGATTCAGCTTTTTCAAGAGGTTGCCCTTGAGGTGATGAATGCGACTATTGGAGTGGAAGTTGAGGAACATGTCCTGAAATGCACCCTTCTGCTTGTCAGCCAGGTATAGACCCAAGCTGATGGCCACATCCATGCAAGTGAGCTTGCTTTTGCCGTCACCCACACGGCTGCTCATGCTGCCGCTGGTGTCCACCACAGGCAGGATAAAACCAGCATCTCCCAGGAAGTTGGGTAGTGCCTCCCACTGTGCCAGGGCGGCAATTTCATCACCACTGTGGATGCTCTTGAGAACATCATAGGGGAACAGGGTTCCAGAGTTGATCTTGACTTCGCCTTTGAGGGCAGCAGTCTTGAACTCCGTGTAACGAATGGGATCATGACGGTTGAAGGCCTTCTGATACCTAGCACCAGCCACACTGGGCACGTGGCTGTAGTTGATGGCATCCCACTGCTGGGCGCACATCTGAGTTTCCACCACCTGGGTTAGACCCACGATGGTTTTGCGGTAGGTTTTGGGATCCATGCCCAGTGCCTTGCGAAGAGCATTGGCAACAGGACCCTTGCGATCAGCCCACTTGGCTGCCAGGCCATTGCCTGCGCGGATGGCATCAGCATGGATATGTATAGCCAGCTTCTGAACTTCTGGAGTGCGGAACACATGCAGATCATCAAATCTACCATATTCTGCCACCAGAGGAAGAACTCGTGCTGCCAAATCTGCATCATGAGATTCCAAGGCTGCCATCAGCTTGCGGAAAGTGCCACGCTCACCAGCCCCGCCACGAACATCTCGCGTCCAGAACAGGATCTTGATGGCCGCCACAGTGTCTTCCTGAACAGCAGCAAGAAACTGCGCAGTGCAGTCTTTGCCTCTGCTGGCGCCCGCCACAAAGAAGAACGATACTAAAGCAGAGCCACTAGATGCATATGTAGGCATACCGTTGGCTGTGGTTGCCTGAGTCACAGGATTGCTAGCAAGTTGAACAGCGTGTGCAAAAGTGGTCATGTGTGGATTCCTTGTTAACGATGTGTCTGTATGGCGAATCTAGCCGCTGTGGAGATGTTTGTCAAAACAAAAAGCAGGATGGGCAGTGTGGGGGATTGATTTTTTCATGTAGGTGACCATGTGTGTTAGACACACATTCCACTTCCTACCATAGCAGATGTTCTACCTGCCTATCATGCGTCCTGTGCATGCCCGATTCCAATTGACCTTGGACTGGCTGTGTTGTTTGTTCAACAACACATAATTTGTAATTTGGCTGTAACCATCCTTGTCTAGTTCTGTACCAATATTATAGTCTGTTGATCTTGCGTCAACTTGTATCCCACTCAGGATCTGCTTTTTCTGTCTGCCTAACCACTCGGCCAATGCAACCTTTTTAGAGCTGCATAATGGGTTCGAACCATTGTACTTACAGTTATATAATGTTTGCTGAATAGATCCTTGGGAAGTCTTATTATATATCACCAACCCCATCATGTCAAGTACCAAGTTGGGGCAATTAACTTACTTGGTGTAGAAATTGACAGCTCTACAAATGATCATGGGACCGATGTTTTATGCTAACCTAAATCTCTCGGGTCGGAAAGTGTTGTGTTATATGCCTAACTGTTGCTGAAAACTTTCCATGCTCATAATATATGCTAGCCAGTGGAATATGTCAACTGGTGGATGCCAGTTGTTGTAATTGCAGCTGGCTTTCTCTATAGATGGCTTGTGGCAGACCTTGTCCCATGCTGTGTTCGAACCTGATAGCCACACTGCCAGGATTAAAGGGGATATTCAATCCTGCTCTCACATGTTGCTCAACCTGGTCTCTCAATTGCACAATCTGTTCTGCACTGAGGTGATCTGTGAACACATAACTTGTATAACCACCGTTGGGATCACCCTTGTAATAGTCAGCAGTCACAGTGTAATCCAGTTCATAGGCATGCAAACGATCTTGTGTTTTGCGATGAGTATAGGTCCACACATTGGGCAAATGTTCATGAGGCACAGCCAGATCATAATAGGGGGTGCCAGGATAGGTTGTGATCACAGTACAATCAAAATCATCCACTTTCATTTTGATCAGCCAATCTCTAATACACAGGATGCTTTCCTCAGTTTCACCAGGATGTCCCACACTCATGAGGGCCTTGACTTTCAGTCCATGTTTGTGAGCTATTTCCACCACTCTGGTATTGGCTTCCAGGGTTGCCACTTTGTCAATGTTGGTGAGAATTTGGGGATGAGCTGCCTCAAATCCACTGAGTATCCATCTGAACCCAGCTCTATACATGGCTGATGCCTGTTGTTCTGTAAACAGTTCAGCTTTGATAAATCCGCGCAGCCTGAATTCCACGCCCAATTCCTGTTGCAGTTCATGAATCTCGTTCATGAGGTTTATAAAACTTCTGCTCACATTCAGTTCATCATCATAGAGCATGAACCCAGTGTAACCATATGTTTGATGCAGCCAGCGGATCTCTTCCACAATGTCCTGTTCACTGCGCTGACGGATCACTCGCAAACTTCTGCTGTTTCGGCCACCACAAAATCCACAATGAAAGGGGCAGCCTAATTGTCCAATCAAACTGGTGGCTGAAAAACCTTCAATGCTGTATTTGTAGCTGGTGAGATCCACCAGATGACGAGCTGGCCATTCACTGGCTTCGTAGATTTCATCACTCATGAACAAGCCGCCCTTCATGTCATCTCCGTCCACCAGCTTGCCGCACTGGGGATTGAAACATTCAAAGGCTGCCAATTCACCATCGCCACTCACCAGCACATCAAACAGATTTTCCAGAATAGCAGCAGCCTTGTGAGCTCTGCCGTTCTCAATACCTCTCTTGCGTTCTATCTTGAGGGCACTGTAGGTGAGAGTCACATGAGGTCCACCCAGAACCAATCTTATGTGTGGCGCATGGGTTTTGATTATGTTTCTGAGTTTGACAGCCGCTGGCAGTTGAGGAGTAGTGACTGTGATACCAATCCAATCCAGGTCCTGGTGTATGGCAAGATAGTTTGCCAAGGCGTCAGGATAATTGCTGACTCCTGACAGATCCACCACGCCCACATGCACTCCCCAGTGTTCCAGGCTGGCAGCCACACGCAGAAGCCCCAGGCTTACAAAAACTCGTTCATCCAGTAAAAATGGACTGGGAGGAATCACCAGTCCCACTTTCTTCATGTGTAGATTTTTCAAATAGGGCTTGTCAATTGTGTTCATAGTGTGATAATAACTGCACATGGAATTTTAGTCAAAACTCAGCCCTGCCAGGCATTACAACAGCCACTGGGATCAATACGAGGATCCAGATCAAATATTTCAGGCAACTGCTTGTTGAGCTGCTCATACAGTGTGCATCTGGAGTCATCTCCCCAACGACAGTTTTCACATCTCACCTGTCCCAGATTGTAGCCAGCATCTTGCGGAGTGACTTTATTTTGGGGCTCCTGATCATTGCTGGGCTCACCCTGAATATACAATCCACAACTGGCATTGGCCACAACCTCATCATCGGTGCCAAACAACCAGCATCTCTCAGCTTCAGGAATAAACATGCCACAACTGCCACATTGAGCAAATGTGTCAGGGTTGCCTGTGGGCGGCAAATAGAGAAAAGAGTTCCGGAGAATTTTATCTCCGGAACTTTGAGCTTGCTCGATTAGTTGGATTATATCACGCATGTGCATATTTACTACTGCTTCCCCCTCGGTTTTTGTGCTGCCATTTGCACTTGTTCACTGGGATTTTTGATATGTTCAATTGCCTGGCCATCTTGCTTGACTGCTGCCATTTGCACTTGTTCACTGGGATTTTGGTTTAATACAAGTGATTTATTTTTTTCCGTAATGGGTTGAAATATTTTCCACAAAACAGGATATTCGTCAGCCAATTGGTTGGGATTCATGAGTTGATCTCGCTCATCCATGAATTGATTGGATTCCCAATGAAATTGGTATCTGGCATTTTCTGGTTTGATCAGAACAATATACAAAGGTCCTTGGTTGTTGTAGCTGCCAAACATATTGTTTTGTTTTGCAGCAGTACACCATCTTGTGTTGGTGCCAAAATAACAACTTGCATCCCGGGTTAGTGGAACAACTACCTTGATTTGTGGATCATTGTAGATCAATTTGGCTTGACCGCTGTCATAATATGCTTGTTCTTCTGCACTAGATTTTTCTTTCTGACTTGCCAATTCCTCATCTGGGAACTGATCCATGAGATCTTCCAATTGACCCAGTGATTGGTATTGGTTGATATCTTTTTGTGCAGCCTGAATCTTGTTTTTGTTCTTGAGTTTGGTGAATTTTTCCAGAGCAGGAATCAATCTAGATTGTATGTCTTCCCATCGATTTATTCCATAAGAGCCATTGGTAGATTTCAAATACCTACGCAAAATCCAAATCACATGGGTTCCGTTTTTGATTCCCATGGTTTGTTCCAGATATTTGGCCAAATCATCCACAGTTTTCACCTGAGGTCTTGATGGATCTTGCGTTCTTGATTGCAGTAATGGTTCCAATTGCCTTACTTGATTTATATCATATTCCAATAGTAGATCGCATATCTTCATAAGATTATCCCACAAACTTTATATATTTACTCATCCTACAGCAATGGTCAAATAGCTGGGTTATTTCCAAGGAATGGCCGATGAGTATCAAAGATCTGCCGCTGGTCGAGAAACAAGAAGCCACTGCCCTTTAGGACAGTGGCTGTTTACCAGGATGATTGATGGAAGGATTGGATATTTTCTAGCAGGCCCTATGTCCATTGCGAATCCAATAACACCGAGATGTTATCAATTACAACAGGGACCATCCACTGCTATATTGGGTTTCTACCCACACTATCATTGATCGTCAATGCCCGATCCTAATCTAGGGTTAGGCACCCTGGTTGTTCACCGCGGTGAACAACCTGTCTGATTATCATAAAAGTTTGCTGTAATCATCCTTGTGTAGTCTAGCATAGTCTAGCCAATAGCATTCAGGATCAGTTATGGTATCGAAACCATATGCTTTCCAAAAGAAAGCTTTTATCCTAGTGTTGGCTGCACTGATCCTCTTCTAGTCTTGCGGGTTGACTTTGGTTTGCCATCAAAGCTTGTAATTGCTGCATGCAACCCTTGTGAGTATTATAGCCTAGTCTTTTTGTTGTGTCTAGTATTTTCTAGACTTTCTGGCGGGATAACTTTGTGCTTCGCTGGGGTTAGTCACTTCCCTACCTCTGCCATGATGAATATTGGTGGAGAGGACTGGATTCGAACCAGTGTAGTCTTTCGACGGCGAGTTTATATGCAATTTTGCTGCATGTATCCCTTGCCGTTAATATATATGAAACATATAGTAGTGTCAATTACAAAAAACTAAAATGACAATTTGAGTTGAACTAATAGATCATCCAACTCTTGCCAGTCATGCAATTGCAGATCCATACGGAATTTCCATATAGTTCCCATTACAATTGCGTGAATGGTCCACCTCAAATCTTGCACATCCAGGGCAGCATGCACCCGAACATCCCCAATACCTGTGTGTTCTCTAATCACCCTCTCAAGGCTTTTTTTGAATCACACGATAATCCAGTGTTGATGCCATTTTGAGTAGATATTCGGTGACAATGGATTCTGCCAACCATTCCTGATCTGGTTGATAATAATAATCCAGAGGCACATGGATCTCTGATCCCCACATCCAATACTTATAGTTTTGTGTGGCATAATCAATGCGCATTACATGCTTGATGGGATCCAATTGCCATCCATGCATGTTGATACCTTTGCTCCTAAATGTATCAGCCAGCAATTGGATCCTTTGTTTACGAATACTGGGATTAAACAATATCCACCTCAATGGGTTGCCAACTGCCATTTTCGCCAGGGTAACCTCTGGCATTGTTGATGTATCTCACACCATTGAGAACCTGATCTTCCCGGAGAATTTTATCTCCGGAACTTTGAGCTTGCTCGATTAGTTGGATTATATCACGCATGTGCATATTTACTACTGCTTCCCCCTCTGTTTTTGTGCTGCCATTTGCACTTGTTCACTGGGATTTTTGATATATACAATTGCCCTGCCATTTTTATTGACTGCTGCCATTTGCACTTGTTCACTGGGATTTTTGATATGTTCAATTGCCCTGCCATTTTTATTGACTGCTGCCATTTGCACTTGTTCACTGGGATTTTTGATATGTTCAATTGCCCAGCCATCTTGACTGACTGCTGCCATTTGCACTTGTTCACTGGGATTTTTGATATATTTGATTGCCAAACCATATTGACTGCCTGCTGCCAATTGAACTTCTGGACTGGGATTTTTGATATATTCAATTGCCTGGCCATCTTTCTTGACTGCTGCCATTTGCACTTGTTCACTGGGATTTTTGATATATACAATTGCCCGGCCAGCTTGCTTGACTGCTGCCATTTGCACTTGTTCACTGGGATTTTTGATATATTCAATTGCCCAGCCACATTCACTGCCTGCTGCCAATTGAACTTCTGGACTGGGATTTTGGATGTATTTGATTGCCAAACCATCTTTCTTGACTGCGGCCAATTGAACTTTTAGACTGGGATTTTGGTTTAATACAAGTGATTTGTTTTTTTCCGCAATGGGTTGAAATATTTTCCACAAAACAGGATATTTGTCTGCCAATTGATTGGGATTCATGTCTTGATCTTTTTCATCCATGAATTGATTGGATTCCCAATGAAATTGGTATCTGGCATTTTCTGGTTTGATCAGAACAATATACAAAGGTCCTTGCTTGTTGTGGCTGTCAAACATATTGTTTTGTTTGGCAGCAGTACACCAACGTGTGTTGGTGCCAAAATAACAACTGGCATCCCGGGTTAGTGGAACAACTACCTTGATTTGTGGATCATTGTAGATCAATTGAGCTTGGCCTGAATCATAATATTGTTTTTCTTGAGCACTGGCCTGCTCTTTTTGACTTGCCAACTCCTCATCAGGATATTGATCCATGAGGTCTTCCAGTTGACCCAACGACTTAAATCTGTTGATATCTCGTTGTTCAGGTGGTAATTTTTTCTTGTTCTTGAGCTTGGTGAATTTGTCCAGTGCAGGAATCAATCTCGAACTGATATCTTCCCACCTGTTGATGCCATACTGACCATTGGGTGCTTTGTTGAGATATCTGTGCAAGATCCAGAATACCAATTCACCTGATTTCACACCCAATTGTTTTTCCACATAATCAGCCAATTGTTCCACTCGCTCTACCTTGGGAAGGGAGGTATCTTGTGTTCTTTGATCCATCAAGGATGCTAATTGCCGTATCTTGTTGATGTCGTATTCTAGCAATAATTCTATTATTTTCATAATGGCATCCTGGGAAAGTTTAGGTATTTAGTCGTTCAACAGCGGTGAACAGCCCCTGTCAGACAGGGGCTGTTCACCAGGATGAGAAATGGCGACCAAGGCCTGCATGTGTAAACCAAGGCGTGGCTGACTCGATACTATCTGTTTTGAGTAGATATTCGGTCACAATGGATTCTGCCAACCATTCCTGATCTGGTTGATAATAATAATCCAGAGGCACATCTATGGCTACACTGTGAAACAGGAACTTATAGCTTTGTGTGGTATAATCAATCCGCCAATAAAGCCAAGGTGAGTGATAACCATTTCTCTTGATGGGATCCAATTGCCATCTACTTACACGGATACCTTTGCTCCTAAATGTATCAGCCAGCAATTGGATCATTTGTTTACGAATACTGGGCTTATGCAATTTCCACCTCAATGGGTTGCCAACTGCCATTTTCGCCAGGGTAACCTCTGGCATTGTTGATGTATCTCACACCATTGAGAACCTGATCTTCTCGGAAATGTGTATGACCATAACACCAGGTTACCACACTGGGATCTGCAACAGCCTCCATGTATGTGTTGACAAAACTGCCATTGAGTAGGTTCCACACAACATCATTGGTGAACCTGGTAAACTGCCTATGCGGAATGTGATGACTCACCACCACCTTGGGTAAACTATTTGCTGTTACTGCTTGAGCAACATAGTCTGCGTCCAGCCTGGCAGCCTCCAAGACTGCCTGGTAGGCTGTATCACTGGCCCACTCAATCCACCTGCTGTCGCTCATGTAGCGTTCCCAGGCGTCTATCTGTGAAATTTGTGTGAGGTGAACACTTCCATCAAAATTGTGCCAACCAGTTACTCCCACAAATTCCACACCGTCCACAATCACACTGTTGCGATGAAGGAAATGAATATCATGCTCATGACTCCACCTAGCATAATGAGTATAAATTTCATTCACATTAGTGGGATAAGGCCACTTGCGTTCCCATTCAAGCGAATCATACAGCCTGGTGCGCCTGAATCCCGTGTTGTACATGCAATGATTTCCTGCCACCCAAATCACATTAGGGAAATAAGATTTGAGTTTGATAATCTCAGTGGATGTTCTAAAGACATCATTACTTATATCTCCTGCCACAACGACAGTCTGACATTCAGGAGATAGATTATTGAACACAGAATAATCAACAGGAGAATGATCTACATGAAGGTCAGAAATCAAACAGAATTTCATAGATGAGTATCCTTGGCTATATATCATGAAATAATAACATGAGACTACAATGAGTCAACACAAAAAGTTAATTGTTCCAATGGCAGCCATTGGAACAATTATGTCCAAGTGGGATATACATACCCAATCCCACTTGTGAATATCAGCATGGATGTCACTGATCAAAATGAACTTCATTTGCTAGAGCCTTTGATATTACTATCAGCCTAGCAGGAAATTTCCATATGTCAAATCACAACCAATATTTGGTATCTGATCTGCCAGTGCGGTTCATCCAACGACCAGATTCTGAACGACCATATTCCATGCTGCGTAGACGATTTTCCAGATCAATAGTATCCGCAGATTCACTGAGATATTTTTCTTCACTGGTCATGAAGAGACCCTTCCACCACATTTTGAATTTATTCTTCATCATTTTTCCTTGTTATCTGTTTTTGCGATGACGATATTTATATAGCATGATGTCACGCATGGCTCTGGCTTGCGCCCATGTTTGTAGGTAGGTCCAAATTTTGATCATGACCCGCATATCCAACCTCTTTGTTTTTGTGAATTGAGCATTTGTCGTTTCATTTCACGGGCTTCAAATATGATTTCAATCATAGTTTTGAACGCATTTGAAATCTTTTTCATAGCATCCTCCTCTTTCGTTTTATAGTATAACTGTATTTAGATAATTTGCAATGATTTTTTGTTGCAGCGCAACAAAAACACCACGGAGCTGGTATGCAACTACAACAGGTATTTGACGATTGCTGTAGGATGGTTAAATATACAAAATTTGTAGGAAAATCTTGTGAAGATACGCGATCTATTACTGGAATATGACGCCAACAAAATTCGTCAATTGGCGCCGTTGTTGGCCAATAGAACACAAGACGACTCATTACCCAAACTTAAATCAGTTGAACAATTGGCTGATTATGTGGAAAAACAACTGGGAATAAAGTCAGGTGAATTGGTATTTTGGATCTTGCACAGATATCTCAACAAATCCACACAAGGGCAATATGGCATCAACAGGTGGGAAGATATCAGTGCAAGATTGATTCCTGCACTGGACAAATTCACCAAGCTCAAGAACAAGAAAAAATTACCACCTGAACAACGAGATATCAACAGATTTAAGTCGTTGGGTCAACTGGAAGACCTCATGGATCAATATCCTGATGAGGAGTTGGCAAGTCAAAAAGAGCAGGCCAGTGCTCAAGAAAAACAATATTATGATTCAGGCCAAGCTGAGTTGGTTTACAACGATCCAACAATCAAAGTAGTGGTTCCCAAAACACAAGAGGCCAGTTGTTATTTTGGCACCAACACAAGATGGTGTACTGCTGCCAAACAAAACAATATGTTTGGCAGCTACAACAACCAAGGACCTTTGTATATTGTTCTGATCAAACCAGAAAATGCCAGATACCAATTTCATTGGGAATCCAATCAATTCATGGATGAAAAAGATCAAGACATCAATCCCAACCAATTGGCTGACAAATATCCTGTTTTGTGGAAAATATTTCAACCCATTGCGGAAAAAAATAAATCACTGGTATTAAACCAAAATCCCAGTCTAAAAGTTCAATTGGCAGCAGTCAAGCAAGATGGCCAGGCAATCCAATTCATCCAAAATCCCAGTGAACAAGTGCAAATGGCAGCAGTCAGTGAATATGGCTGGGCAATTGTATATATCAAAAATCCCAGTGAACAAGTGCAAATGGCAGCAGTCAAGCAAGATGGCCAGGCAATTGAACATATCAAAAATCCCAGTCCACAAGTGCAAATGGCAGCAAAGGCAAAATGACAATTTATGAATGGGATTGCACAATCCCATTCATAATTTCAAAAGAGCTTGAACTTCCTTTTTGTAGACAGATTTGATTTTTTTAGGATCATTCAAAATGTCTTCCAGGACAACAATTTGATCACCCAGATCAACAATCTCTTGGTCCACTTTGGCAACACTGTCTTGTGCCCAACGATAGCTGGGAAAGCTCACCAACCGTTCGATCTGGCTGTCATCCAACGTGATCTTGGTGCAAATTTTACGCACTTGATCTTCCACACTTGATTTGTTGGGTGCAGTGGGCAGGAATTTGGGCAAGCCTTTGTCCACACATGCTTTTACAGCGCATGCAAAATTCAACTCCTTGGTGAGATCTGCAATCTGCTTTTGGAATCGTATGGTAAACCAACCCAGTCGCCATTCCACAAAGCTCTTGACCAGATCTTGAGCATTCTCATATTGACGGATACTGGTGTTGTTGAAATCCAACACAACAAATCGTTCACTGCTTTTGCTCTTGAGCTTGAGGAAGTTGATGGCATCCTGCTCACCCCAGCCATCAATTGTGCCTCTCTTGAATCTGATTTCTATGTTGATTGTTTTTGTGCTTCTGTCAGTGTAGGTGTTGATTAGTCCGTCATCTTCCATTTGGTTCAATCTGGCCTTGAATCTTTCCAAACTCAAGTCTGGAGGCAGTTCTGTGACTCGCACTGTAGTGACACTTTCCACCACAACTCGGCCCATGAACTCATAGCTGTTGTCGCCCAGATCCTTGGTTTGTACATTCATGCAATCGTATTTGGGGATTATCTTCTTGATGGGCTTGTTGTCTATGGCTGCTACTGTGGCCTCAACAATATCCTGCAAGCTGTGTGGCAAAATATCAGTGCTCCAACCCACAGCAATGCCACTGATGCCATTCAGCAACACCAGGGGAATCAAGGGTAGGAAATTACAGGGTTCATATGTGCTGCCATCATAATTGGGTTTGAGCGGCACAATATCAAGATCAGTGTATAGCAAAGCCTGAGTAGCCTTGCTCTTTTTCACATAAGTGTAACGAGGAGCGCCCCAACCATCAGGAGATACTCTGGTGCCAAATGCGCCAACACCATCCAGCAAGGGCACATTGTTGAGATAGGGTGCTGCAAGACGACTGATGGTATCACTGGCGCTGACATCTCCGTGGAGAAAAATTCCCTCCTGTATCGCCGAACCGGCAAGGCTGATAGTTTTGATTTTTTCACTTTTGTTACGAATCATCCATAACATTTTGCGCTGGCCATCCTTGAGTCCATCACACACACTGGGAATAGCCCTATTTTGTGCGGTGTAGATAGCATATTCTTTTGAACTAGTATTGATAAAATCACTACTGGATAATCCAGTTATGTGCATTGTCTCTTGATTTACTTTTTGAGCGCTTTGCACTTGTTTCCGTGCCATCTGTTATAGTTTCCTTTGTTTGTTTCTATTCCGCAATGAGGACATGATATCCGTGAATTCATAACTTTGGTTCCAGCTGAAGTCCGTTCTAGTCTTTCTTCTCTAGATAGGGTTTTCCAAGACTCTTCAATTATAGTAGGTCTCCTATGATGATATAGGTCCAATTCAGCTTCTGTAAATTCTTTTTTTGCATGCCGCTCCCTTAATTTCGCTCTCCCTAGATACCAATTATCAGTTTGCAGCATACGTTGACCAAAAAGTTTGAGAGAAGGAATAAGTTTCACTTGTGCATCAGTCAATCCGTTGTTTTTCAATCTTTGTTGAGCTTTTGCTAATGATTGTTTATGAACTTTGGAATCAGGATTGTAATTGATATGTTTAACTAATTGGTTGAGAACATCTGGATGATTGCAAGGTAATCGTTTGATTGTCCCATCCGGATATCTCCAAATAGAAAATCCTTTTTGATTTGTCGGAGTCTTATGCAACCCTGCTGCTCGATTCTTATTCCAAGTATCTCTAATTTTCTGTTTGATCTCATCTGTGATAATAATATAATTGCCTTTGTTACCGTTGTAACCTTTGGGATATAATGTGTCAAACAGTTCGACATAATATATTTCCATGGCTCGATAATATTCATCAGGCTCATTGCCTTCTTCAATCAACTCAATGATGAAATCATCTCTTGTTGCCAAGCCATCATCCAGATCCTTTTTGATCCATACCCCGCCTAGCCCAGACATATGTTTTTCAAATCTGTCCATGTGCGTTTGTTCTTCACAAATACTGATGCCAATATAACTGCGCATATTTTGGATATTGGTTATTTTGTAAACTTGTTTCATTGGGCCCTCCATCACCGTGTAAGTATATTTATTTATACCTGCACGGTGATGAACGGTGGATTTATATGCTCATCCATTCCTTTCTCGCGTCAGCTCTGGTTTTGTTGAAAAGTAGATCCAGTGTGTCACTGAGTTTACCGTCATCCAAGAGTGGAATCAACCTGGGACTTACCAGACTGTTTTTCCAGTCAATTTCTTCCAGACTGGCCAGTCCTTTGGCTCTGGTAGGTTTGGGACAGCCATGCCAATCCTCGCCCTTGTAGTTTTGCCAATCATCGCTATACCAATAGTGACGATGTTTTTTCTTGTCTTCCTGGATGATAAATGGTGTGCTGAACACAAGGAAAAAGGGTGGTTGCTGAGGATCAAACAGGTCAGGCCAATACAGGTAAAAGAAGTTGGTGAGCAGGGCCATGATGTTGGCACCATCAGTATCAGCGTCACAAGTGATCCACACTTGTCCATAACGTAAACTGGTTCGGTCTACTTTTTGGCCCATGATCAGTCCAATGGAGCTCATGATATCCTGACAGATCTGATTGTCCAACACAGTTTTGTTGGTTTCTCCACGAACATTGAGGATCTTACCACGCAAGGGCAAACCTCCATGAATTTCTGGATCTCTCACAGCACTGGCCATGCTGATGGCGCTGTTGTGCACAAGTAAACCGTTACCCAACACAAAAGTTTCATCATCCATGACCTGGATGTCATAGGCATTAAAATTATCCGTAGGAGATATTTCTGTGATGTCTTCCATGAGGAAGAGAGATTGATTGATATCCATGTTAAATTCCTAAGATTTGGTTTAGTTGTTGTTGATAACTATGAGGATATATAATTATACTTGAAAATGTTTGTTCTTTAAATCTCATGTGGTTCGCATAATCAAGATTACCCATATTGCCTGCAATTTCTATATATAAATTTGGTTTGATCAAATATAGATCATAAAATAAGGTAGTGTTGGGATATTTTTGGTTGATTTTGAAATCTTGATTCTCATGTAGCCCTTTTGTGAGAAGATAATCATACACCAAAATTTCTAGTCTGCTTTTTAGTATAGTCCCACAATTACTGTAGCTATAGTAGCTATACTTGTTTTTGAAAATTTCCCTTTGATGGGTTTTGTAGGCAGGTAATTTGGATCTCACCAACCAATCTATCTGTTGCGATGAGATTGAATAAAATTCTTTAGCCACGTTATACCAGGAATAATACTTGCATTCATTATCAATATTGAATGTGTTATAAACATGCAACGGATTTTTCTCCGCCAGTGAGGCTACACGGCCTATGAAACTATCAAAAGTATCTTCACTTGCACCCTGATCGGTTTTAAAAGTGATCCACTTTTCCAAATATTGTTGTGTCCCTTGTATTTTGCCATATTTGCGGAGATAAGTGGGTAAATCATGTGTGATAGACATTTTCCATAAGTTATAGAGAGACTTGCCTTCCTCTTCTCCATGTTTATCTATTAATCTGTCAAGTGTCATAGATTTTAATTTTTGTACTTCTTTCCATAAACCAACCCCCTGAGTTCCATGTTTTGTAACATATCCTTCTAGACTTCTACTATAATTGGCTTTGGAGATCCAAGAATCTCTATCTTTGCCAGTGGATTCCCACCATTCCTTGGATCTACTTTGAGATTTTTTATGAGATTCACTGTTGGTATGATTACAAGGATAAAAAGGAGTTTTATTCCTACTATGAAGATGTTCATGAGCTTTTTGGGGATCCATACCATATGCTTTTTCTATAAATTCAATACTGTTTTTATTAAGTGTCTTACTGGCGCACGTATTTTTTGCAAAACATAAAAATTGAGCTTTGAATCTCCTTTTGACTGATATAGGGTGTATTTCTCTGTTATGAACCTCATGCTCTATGTATTGAATATCATGATTATGATCATTACACCATGCACATCTTAGTTGATAATGAGAGATATTCCATTGCTTAAGGTATTCAAAGATAGAGATTTTGTTGCGAGTTAATGCACCTCGCAGCCTTCGTATGCGTTCCACAGGATCATCATTACAGGTGAAAGATATTTTAAATTTAGGACATATAAAAGTTTTTTTGGTCACGATGTTCTCCTTCTGTGACTTGTATTTATGGGTCACAGAAGGAGAACGCTGTTTAGATATTGGCAGCCAATAATAAATGGTTTTCAAGGTCCAAGCAGTTAGCTTTGACTTTGATTATGGATGCGGTTGTTATATCAAAAACTTGAAATAGATGGTCTGGAGAAGTGATAATTGAACTCTTGATGTGGTCATTACCATAAGTCACACACAAACTGAATTGTGCATGATTAAATTGATCAATATCGTAGATCTCCAAAAATTGGCAGCCCAAATCTAGAGTTGTTTTGAACATACGGTGTTGATTGAGATCCAGGTCCTCTGCCTTCAATAGCTCCACTTGAGATGTTGTTTTGTTGAATACTGGTATTTTATGGTTCCTACTAACTGTAATATGATTTCCAGATGCAGTTTTGATAATCATACCATCAATTATTTTGGCAGATTTGTTACAAATAGGTTTGAAGTTACCCTTATGAGTTAGAACTAGATCACCCACCTTTGTTTCTTTGATTGGTTTGTGAACAAGAACACCGTAATCTAAAACCACTACATGTGTATCTTCATGAATACAATCACCTTCTGTGAGCATGAGAATACACTTGGTTCTGTCTTTGCCAGTGGCATCCATGAGCTTGGGCACTTTGTTGCGCAAAACTTTGCGTGCTAGTTTGTTGGTTTCTGCATCATCTTTTTTCTGTGTGCGTGCTGCACATCTAGCATAGATTTGTTCAATCCATGACTTGTGATCACGAATGATTCTCTTGTAGAGCTTCTCATCATCCAAGGCAGTCTTAACATGAGTCTCAACTTCCTCGTTGATCAGCCTGGTTTTGCTCTGACTGTCAAAATTGGGAGCGTGCATGGTGGTGCTGTTGTACACCAGTATGCCTTCGCTGATGTCACTTCTGTTGGGGGAGAGTCCACGACGCTTGCTTTCACGTTCCAGTGCCTTGAGTAGACTGCTGAAGAATACTCGCTTGAATACATCAATGTGATTGCCACCATTGAATGCTGGGATGTCATTCACAGTGCTGTGAACATATTCGCCTTCTGATGCAAATTGGGGAACCAAATAAAATGTGCTGAGGAACTTGTCAACGTCAACTGCCACTTTCACATAATCCAGAGAGTCAAAAAAGGTTTTGTCCAAAGTGGCTTTGACCGATATTTTCTCGTCGTTGAAGTAAAACTTCACCTCTGGATGGTTGGCAGCAATTTCTGTAATTCTACTACGCACAAATTCCATAGGGAGGATTCTGTGCTTGAACACTTCTTTGCTGGGCACAAACTCAATGAGTGTGCCAGTTTTGTCTCCAGACACTTTTGTGATCTTGGCCTTGTTTACTTGGAGCTCAGGCAATACAGCAGTGGGTTCCTCAAAGTGCTGTTGGAATTTTTCACCATTGCGCCAAACAGTCACACTGGCCCGTTCACTTGTATGCACAGTTGCACTGGCACCGATGCCATTTGTGCCTCTCACCACTTCACGTTCATCAAAATTTCTACCCGCCCGGGGACTGATCAAAACCATGGTGGCCTTGTGCATTTTCTCCCCTTCATCCCAGTCTGTTGGGATGCCTCTGCCATTGTCTCTCACTGAGAACGTCATGGTTTCAGGATCATATGTGATGTCAATCCTGTTGCCATGGCCATGGCCCAACAGTTCATCCAAACTATTGTCCAGTATTTCTCTAAATGCTGTGTAGATTGCTGGTACCCAAGTGGTTTCTTGAGCCACCAATTTCTCACCGTTCCAGTTCACCACTGTTTGAGTGTGTGGACTGCGACTGCCCAGATACATTTCTGTCCTGAGCCTAATATGTTGACTGTCTGTTAATTTTTTGATTGTATCTTTTGCCATTATATGTGCCTATGAATTCTCTGCTAGTTTATCGGATGATCCTGATAGGATCAACAAGAAAGGGCGGAGTAATTCCGCCCTTTTTTATTATACTGAAATAAGTCATATAAATCAATTAGTCACGATCTCCTAGGAGATTGAGCAAAAACTGAAAGATGTTGATGAAGTTGAGATACAAGCTGAAAGCACCATACAATGCACTTTTTTCTGGGCTGTCAAATCCCAAAACTTCACCATAGTTGAGGTAATCATTCTTGAGATTTTGCACGTCATATGCTGTGAGTCCTGTGAAGATCAACACACCCAACACGCTCACCACAAACATCACCAAACTGCTGCCCAGGAAAATGTTCACCAACATGGCAATCATAATACCCACCATGCCCATGAACAAAAAATTGCCCATTTTGGTGAGATCCGTGCTGGTGGTATAGCCCCACAAGCTGGCAGCAGCAAAAGTTGCAGCACTGATAAAGAACACAGTGGCAATGCTCTGGGTGGTGAACACCACAAACAGGGTGCTCAAGCTCATGCCCATGGCCACTGCAAATGCCCAAAACAACGCATGCACAGTAGAGTAACTGAATTTGTGCAAGCCATAACTGATCACAAATACAAAAGGCAGGGGCAACAGTGCAAACACAATGGCCAGCACGCCCTTGAGGGCCACTCCCAAAATTGCGGCTGTGATCATGGCTGTGACACCACTGACCACAAGGGCTGTTGACATTTTGTTGTACACACTGCGCATGTAGTCTCGCAACCCTGTGTGAATATCTCCATGTGAGTGTGTCACACTCACATGGTCGCTAATTTGATCATCCATCATTTGTTGATATCCTCATTGAGAATTTATTTGATACTAATAGATATTCTGCCTTGAATCAAGCAATCATAGAGGTGGGGACCCTTGCAGGTCAACTCTATAAATAAGAATGGTAATCAGGGTGTTGGAACCACCCTGAAACCCAGCTTGGAGATCCTGGGCTGTCCCAACACTTATTTATCTTGGAGACTATAATGTCATCTAATAACAATTATCTCGTAGATTATCACGGATTTGTATATCTCTGGAGAGATCATATCCATAAGAAATATTACCTTGGAAGTCATTTGGGGTCTAAACATGATCATTATATTGGATCCAACACCTGGTTAAAAACCGCTTATCAAAAGAGACCACATACTTTCACTCGCCGTATAATTCAATGGTTACTGTTCCAAAATGAAACACAGGAAATTGCCCTATCACGTCTTCACAAATTAGAGCAACAATGGTTGGATATGATTGACGATAATGAATTGTCAATTAGTAAAAATGTTCTAGCAGGCACAAATAGATATTACAATATGAAGAAAACTGCGGCCGGTGAAAGTCATAAAGGGCATAAAAAGAATAGGACCAAACCTGCGTGGAATATAGGTATATCTTCTGAAATGTTAAAATTGAGGAAAGAGGGATATTTTTGTTTGTTGTCAGATAAACCTAAAGCTGCAAAAAACCGAATAAAACATAGTTCTATTCTGGTCCCCAGACCACGAAGAGTTAAGCGACCACCATCAATATGTCCTGTATGTGATAAACAATTTCTTGGTAACATTGGTCAAAAGACCTGTAGCAGATCTTGTTCAGGTAAAAGATTATGGCAAGAAGGGAAAATATCACCACAATGGGGTACGGGAAAAGCTTGGAATAAGGGGTTACCAAATCCTTTGGCAGCAGCAAATGGAATAAAAGGTGCCCAAAAATTACGAGAGAAAATCAAAGGCCGTAAATTGATCAAATTAGCGGACGGGAAAAAACACTGGGTATATCCTGGAGATGAAAATTATCCATTAGTAGATAGTAACATCAAAAAGAAGGAATCAGCAAAAATACCTAACAAAGTTAGCCTAGATGACCTTCCTCTTACACCATCTCCATTACAGAAAGGTTCACCAGAATGGAAAGAACTCTTCAGACAGAAGGTTATGCAAAATGCTAAAAGAGGACTTGAGCACTCATCAGCCTGGTTATGGGTTTTGAAAAATCCTGTTGGGAAGATAATTGAGGTAATAGGATTAGCTGACTTTTGCAGAGAAAATAATTTATCTATGACGGCTCTTCAATACAACTATAATGCGCTAAATTCTGGCCCTATTAGCCGAGGTAAATCAAAGGGTTGGCAAGTAGTAGATAAGAGGAAAGGCAACATATAGTTGCCTTTCCCTATCCGTTATGTTACCACGTGGATAAAGCGTTGCGAACTAGCTGTTTAGGCAGCTAACGCGAGATTGCCGTTATCGTTGGCCTTTCTCAATTTGCACTAATTTGCAGTCGTAGCTTACTGGTGCCTAGATACTACTTTCACCTCCGGTCGAAACCCTTTCACCCCCATAAATGGTGGAGGTGGCGGTAATTGAAACCGCGTCCCAAGTGGCTATTATAGCACCCTATAACTATCAGATCAGCACGTCTTCTGACAGTATTTCATCCTTCTTCCTTTATACCATCCTTCAGGGATAATGTCAAGTTTATCAATATATTTATTTTGTTCTATTACTGGATTATAGATCCACATTTTTCCATTGCCAGTATCAGATTGCTTTTTTAAAAGTTCTTTGTATTCTGTTACAGATAGGTATCCTTCAGGGATATTAGATGGAGTAACCATTATTCTCTTTGATTTATCATCAGGAGAGTCTAGGCAAATACACCATATTTTACCATAATTGGGATTACCTTTTCCTGTATGCAGAGCTGATAATTTTGCTGCTTGTGAAGCCTGGCCTATCAAGAAATAATCTGGATTTTCTTTTCTCAATTGCTGCAACTTTTTGTTGCCGAGCAAGGATGCTTCCTTGGCTGTAACTGAATTCCATGGTGTGCATTTTTTCAATAGATTTTTGATGGCAATCTTTCCAGCTTTACTTGCTCGTAGTCTATGAGCTTCATCACCATTATTGATATGGCTGAATCCTCCATCACCTTCTTCTATCTTCAAATTCGCCCATTCCTGACTATCCACAATATTCCATAACTGTGAATTATATATACCTTGTTGACGTATATAACTTGCATCAAGTGATTCACACAAGATTTCTGTAGATATATCTATTCCATGTTTTTTAAGGTGGTTCCGCCATCTAATGCCAGATCCCACATATTTGTAAGGATCCTGTTTTGTAGTTCCAAGATATTTCAGACCTGTTTTGTTATGAGTTTTGACGTAGAGATAAATAGGCATTGCTGAAGCCTCCGTATGGGTTTTAGAGCTAGTGGGTGTTGCTGCACCGTGACTAGCACTGTATTTATACAGAAGTTCAAATAATAGGTCTTGCTCAACCCATATGTCTAATTTTCATGGGCCCTAGGGCCCAAACAGTAGCATCATCAATATAGTCTATATTGAGCATAATGTCAATACCAGGGTGGTGGGTGTCCACCCTGGTATTTTTGGGTGTTCAGTTCTTTTTGACTGCGTCTGTGCTCTTGGCAGCCGGTGCAGTGGTTGTCACAGGAGCCTTCTTGTCAGTGGTTTCTTTCTTGGTGGCATCCACAGCAGGTTTGCTGACTGGTACAGCTGGTGTAGAGACAGCACTGGGGCTGGTGCTTGCAGGAGCATTAGCTTGGGCTAGAGCAAGTGTGGGGGCAACAACAACAGCGGCGGCGATAAATGCAGATTTGAACATTTGAGAGTCCTTGGTTTGTGATAGGAACTTTTCCTTCACAATAGTATTTGGCTGATAAATGCAGCTGAAAGTCAGCAAACCTGTGTTGGAACTGTGTTATTTTGCCATAAACCAATATTTTTTGGTCATGAGAGTGAATTAAAATTTTGTATGCTGGCTGTGACTTCCGCAGCAGTCTTGCGCAACTGAACTTGCATTTGAGTTAGGTTTCCAAATGCTTGTGTATCTGTGGGAATGGCCAATCCCTGGCCGGTGGGAGTCAAGTATAGCCAATTGTTGGCTGCTGGATTGCTGCTTTTGAAAATTGTCTCCACACATGGATTCACACTGGGAACCACAAGACGAAAGGGATTGTTCAACAGACTATTGATGGCTTGACTGACATTATCAATCTCAGATTTAATGGCTGCACCCACTGCAGAGACTGCTTGTCCCACTGATCCAACAATGCCCTGTACACCTTCACCTAGACTGCCCAATAAACTGTTGGATACACTTGTGACAGCACTGATGGCAGTATTGATGGCTTGCTGAACTCCACTGGTAATTGCTCCCAACAACGCAGTGGTGGCAGCACTAAATCCTGCTATCACAGCCTGTGGAACAGCAACCAGAGCACTGGTTATTTGATTGAGTCCTGATGTGACTGCATTGAGAATGCCATTGAAGTTGCCCTGAATACTGCCAATAAATCCGCTCAAGCTGTTGCATCTACCAATTGTGCCAACTTCCTCTGGCCTGAATGTGAGATTGATAGCATCAAATACTCGGGTTGGTTGATCCAACACATTTTTGGCATGGGCAGCCATGTTGCTGAGCATGATGGGTGTTTGTCCTACCTGATCCAATCCTCCCAGGGCTGAAGTCAACTGGGTCAGTTGTGCGGCAGAAATATTGCCACTGGCTTGTGCAGCAGATACAACTTGTGCAGCAGGTGTGGCTACTGCACTAACACTGGGGGCTGTGGTTTGAGATCCTGTGGCAGATGAAGGTGGTGTGTTATACGATGTGTTGACTTCCTGCTGTAAGGCTGCGTTGGGATCCCCATAATTGGGAGGGGTAGTGGTTTGTAAAACCTGGTTGGTGACATAATTTGTCACTGTATATTGTGGGCCTTCCTCAGGAGGATATGTGGCTTGAGCCAACAGTGCATTTATCTCTTTCAATCTAGCTGTAATGATGCGAACTCTAGCTATAAGACTGTCTTGTCTAGCAGCGACAGCATCCATTTGGGATGCTGTCGTAGCGGATGCCCCTTGGGCTTTTAAAGTGGCTCTCTCAGATTTGATTGCAGTTATTTCTGATAACAGAGCATCTTTTTCCTGTTGTAATCTTTTTCTTTCGTCTGCTGTGATGGTCATGTTTTCTCTCTAATATGATCAGATTTGCAAGATCAGCTGGGCCAATTCCTCAGCATATTCTCGTTCAAAGCTGTGAGGATCCAAGCTGGCTTTGACCACAAAGGCATATCTGAGTATGAGATTTTCAATTTGCTGCCAACGCTGATGATAACCCTGTCCTCCTGCTATGCGAAACTCCAGGTATCCTTTTTTGGCCTGCTTGCCCAGATTGACTGTGTAATTTTTTTCCTTGCTGAGCATCTTGCGCAACTGATTTTTCAGTTGACCAACGTCTGTGTCAGAAGTGAGTACAATTTGTGGTTTTTTGCGTATTTTTGCTTGCATGTCCTGGATGTGACTGGATGTAAATTCATTGGTTGCTCTATCAAAAAGATCAGCAAGATATTTTTCTCCCAACAACAGGATCAGTTTGAGTGGATCAGCTGATTGTGTGCGATTTCCATAACTGACATTCACATGAAAACCACATGTGTTGTTGGTGTAATATCTATTCTCCTGCATCCAGGCAAATATTTTTTGTAAATGACTCAATGCTTGGGCAATGGGTAGTGGTGGGCTGATCAATTCCCAACCCAGCTCTTGTTCTGGTTGATTGGGTTCAATGGTGCCATCTTGTACCAAACTCCACCTACCAGCCACCACCTCTTTGCTGGGCACATCAAATTTCACTTGTATATTGAGATCCTGTTGGATCTTGGTTAGCAAAAGGGGAGTTTGTTGTTTGACAATCTGTTTTTGTGCTTGGTTGGGATTGATGCTGGGATCCACAGGGGCTATGAATTCAATTTCATAGCCCACCAAGAGGTGTGGATCAGCTATCACACTGGGATAATCTTTTTTGCTGAAGCGTATGGCTTCCAATAATTGCGTGGCCCTCATAACAATTATTTATGGGGCTGATCAGCTTATGATCAGATCTCCCCTCTCACATGAGCGGCATATAAATCATCATACCCTCCCACATGGCGGCCATCAATCCATATCTGAGGAACAGTTTTGGCAGAGGGCAATTTATCCAACAACTGCTGTTTGGTCACGTAAAACTGGTTTGCTGTTGGTTGGGCTTCTCCAAAACCTGAACTGATCTTGTATTCAACAAATTCAATATTCAATTGGTTCAACAGCTCTTTGGCTTTCACACAATAGGAACACATGTTCTTGGTATAAATTTCAGCTTTCACAATCATCTCCTTGAAAAATCAATTAAAAATTTCCAGTTACTCAATCTAGTGCATCCTTGGGTAAAAATCAACATCCCTAGTATGAGATACACTGCTTGATGCAGAGGATCAAAGTCACAAGACTTCATGGTTGTTGTTTGATATCTTTGAGACTGTCCATGATCTGAATTATCCATTCACTGTTGTTTTCAATCTCATGTCGATCCTGCTGGTTAAATTCCCACAGATGGTTATACACCTCTTCTCCACAAAATATACAGGTCCACACACCTTTGCCAAAAACTGCCAACATGCGACATTGGACACACACAGGAGGGCCAGGTGGGTACAACCCCATGCAGTTATGTTTGCAGATTGTGGTTGTGGTCATCTCTGGATAGATGACTAGACCAGATCTCTTGTCGGGTATAATCAGGTATTTGATTTTTCAAGATGGCAAACATGTTTATGGGACGATTATCATCAAAAGGAGTAATATCAATCAATTTACCATTTCTTGTCCTGACAACACTGTGTAATATAGCCCCCATGTTGTGAGTATCACAACACTCTAATAGATAGTATCCCAAAACTCGTTCCCCTCCATACCAGGATGTGTAATTCAATGTATTGTTGTGACAGTCCCAATATCTACAGTGTGGTTTGGGAAAAACTGGCACAGCACCCACCCAGGAACATCCCAAAGCCCTACAAAAATCAATCAGGGAATGATCAAGATTGGGAATTATCAAGTCTTTTGAATGATTCAATTTTCCATCCTTTTGCAGGACCACTTCTGGGTTCATAATTATCTTTTGAATAGATCATCTTGTGGATAGTTGAGGCTGGAAGGCCGAGTGATTCACAAAGTTTATCAATATTGCCTATAGTAGTATATTCTTGACCATCTGGGCTTGTTAATTTCCAAACGAAACTCTTTTTGTGGGTTTCGCCAACGTATTTCTTGTTGGCTTCTCCTATCTTTTGTCTCCGAGATTCTGGACAGGGACCATATTTCCTACCAGTTCCCTTTTCACCAATCAGCTTTTTAGTAGCTTCAGAATGCTGTTTGGGACCATAGCCTCCCCTTTCACGTTGCAATCTGGCTCGTTTTTCCTTTTGTTCTTTAGCTCTCTCTACGCCATAAATCTCTTCATAAGTTTTGCCCTTGTGATTGGGTGGACGCGAGTCAGTACATATGTTGGTTAATATTCCACCAGGATCATAACCTTTCCTTCCATAGTGTTTGATATACAAGGATTCAATGTCATATGCCAATGATTCATCTTCAATATTCTCCACCAAATATATGATACCTGGCTCCAGACCCTCACTGCGAATTGCGTTAATTTTATTCTCCTTATGGATATTCCTTACTCCAGACATGTTATACAAGTGGGGTTGGGCCCTTGTTCCATTACCTTTTCCTATATAAAATGGTTGACTATTCCTTGGATCTATAAGAGAATATACATAATAAGTTATTATTTGAGCCTCCTGCACATATTTATGCAAGAGGCTCAAATTTGTTCCTATATTTCACAAAGATAATCCGGTGAATGAATGTTCATTCACATCCATTTTGGCATCGCCGATTCGGTACGAACTTATCTCCGTTTGCTGAGGAGCCACTTGCACTTCTTTGCCACTGATCCATTTCTGTGTCCAGGGAAGAGGATTGGATCTACGTCCATACACGTTCTTAAGTCCTGCGCTTTCCATGCGAACACCTGCAATGTATTCCACGTATTCCTTCAAAAGATGTGCATTAAGTCCAATCATGCTGCCATCCTTGAACAAATAGTCAGCCCAGGTTTTTTCCTGAGTTACTGCCATTTCAAACAGTTGTTGACATTCAGGCGCCAGTTCATCACGGATCTGGGCAAATTCCGGATCATCTTTGGGCAACAATTTGATCAGTGTCTGTGTGCTACCCAGATGTAGGTTCTCGTCCCTGCAGATGAGCTTGATGATCTTGGCGTTGCCTTCCATCTTCTTGAGTTCTGCAAAAGCGAATGAACAGGCAAAACTCACATAGAATCGCACACCTTCCAGTGCGTTTATACTGTTGATGGCCATCCAAATACGCTTTTTGAGTTCGCGTTTGCTGATGGTAATAGGTTGGCCATTAACATCATGCACTCCTACTCCCAACACATGATATTGCATGGTATAATTGATCAATTCGTCATAATATTTGGTGATATCCTTTGCACAGTCCACAATCTCACCAATATCCATGAGTTCATCCAAAACTTTGCTGGGGTCACTGTAGATATTTCTGATGATGTGAGTATAGCTTTTGGAATGTATGGTTTCACTAAATGCCCAAGTTTGGAGCCAGATTTCCAGTTCTGGTAAACTTGTGAGTGTGAGGAACGCTGTGTTGGGTGCTCTACCCTGTACACTGTCCAGTACAATCTGCCTTTTGAGATTGCTGGTAAAAATATGTTGCTCATGTACACTGAGAGAGCGGAAATCCTTGCTGTCTTTCCCTAAATCAATTTCATCAGGTCTCCAGAAAAAACTCAGTTGCTCCTCAGTGAGTCTATCAAATACTCGGTATTTCATGCGGTCATACCGCGCAATAGTGGTAGTACCACTATCATCCAAAAATGCTAGATTTTTCACGTGATCCTTGTGAACGTCAATTGCTAATGTCTGAAAAGTCATCCTGTCGATTTTCCTATATCTTGCCTATAGTCTATCTGATATCCACTGTCAACACAAGGGTTAGCATGTAATCATATAGTGCAGCTATCACATGACTCTGCGTCTTGTGCTGCTGCGTCAGCAGTGTCTTGTGCGATTAGTTTATCCGCATCCACTTCTCCTTGCAAATCGTTTGAGTTGAAATAGTAGAGAGTTTTTATACCCCACTTGTAGGCCAACAGCATGTGGCGCAGCATTTCGCTCATGGGCAATTGATGATCGGGATAAAAGTCTGGATTGTAGCTGGTGTTGGCACTTATGGTTTGATCCATCCACCGTTGTATTACAGCCACTATCTTGAGATAACCTTCTGGGCTCTTTTGATCCCACAACAGCTCATAACGGTTCTTGAGGCGACGATATTCTGGCACCACCTGTTTCATCACACCATCCTTGCTTTGTTTGATTGAAATCAAGCTGCGTGGTGGTTCAATGCCGTTGGTGCTGTTGCTGATCAAGCTGCTGGCCTCACTGGGCATGCAAGCCAACAGTGTTGTGTTGCGAATTCCGTGAATTTTCAAATCTGCTCTCAGCTTGTCCCAGGGCAGTCTCTCCTGGTAGCCCACCAGCTCATCTGTGTCAGTCTTGCGTGTGTCAATGGGCACAATGCCCAGGCTGTACTTGCTTTCTGCACTGCCTGTGGGAGCACCCTTTTCCATGGCCAAGTCTACACTGGCACGGATCATGTAATAACTCCAGGCTTCAGCATACTCGTCCAGGGTAGCCAGGGCGCTGTCGTCACTGTAGCGGAAGCCCATTTTGGCTATCCAGTACGCCAAATTAACTATTCCCACCCCCAGTGGGCGAAATTTTTCTGTGTGTGCGCGGGCAGCCTGCAGGGGGTAATCTTGATAATCCAACAGTGCATCCAATGCTCGCACAGCCAACTTGCAGGGTTTTTCAAAGTCTTTGGGTTCGCGGATCTTGCCCCAGTTGATGGCTGCCAGGGTGCACAATGCCACTGCTGGATTGGGGTCATCAATGCTTTGTAGGGGCAAGGTGGGCAGAGTTATCTCTGCACAGTTGTGAACAACTATATTGTTAGCCACAAATGCAGAAGTTTCAGGTACAGTTATGTCATACACATCTGTGGGCTCTACTTGAATTTTACGGAGTTTGATCATAGTGATCTGCCTTGTGTAATCAGTACATAACACGTCAGTTTCTGTCAAATCTTTGGCCATCACCCATCCTCTGTTCTGCGTCCAGATTTGATGATCAGGTGTGCAGCGTATTAAGTTGCCCTTCTCATCCTCAATTTCCATCAGCTCTGTTACTGTAGCTGTTTTGGCAGCAGCACTCACGTTTTCCCAAACAAATTCACCTGTTTCGGTATTGTAGCTTCTCACTTTGACGCCGTTCATACCACCATAAATCCATGCCTCAACAAAGCTGCTGAGACTCATAGCCTCTTCCTTGTCATCACTGCGCAATAGCTTGAGTTGAGTATCTCCAGTAAGGCACAAATTGGATTGTCTAATGGGGGCTAGATGTTCAATATATGAGCCATGGGTATTGCAGTGATCCACATTCATGAGATAAATGCGACCAGTATTTTTTCTTTCATTCATAAATGTGGTAAAGAGATCTGTGGACTTGATTGTTTTTTTGCGGATATGGGGATCACGTTCATACTTCTCATAAAGCTCTCTAAACTTGTTTTGATCCTCAAAAAAAGCGTCATACAACCCTGGCACATCACTGGGAGAGAAGAGAGTTAGATTGGCGCCACTCAACAATCTTTCATAAGCCAGCTTGTTGAATTGCACACCATAATCCATGTGGCGTGCACGATTGTCTTCTGTTCCCTTGTTGTTCTTGAGTACCACCAGATCTTCAAACTGCATGTGCCAGAAGGGGAAATAGCATGTGGCTGCGCCGCCACGTACACCACCTTGATTGCAGCTTTTGACACTAGCCTGGAACAGTTTGGTAAATGGCACCACGCCAGTGTGATAGGCATCACCTCCACGGATGGCACTGTTGATTGCCCTGATGCGGCCTATGTTGAGGCCAATGCCAGCCTTGCGACTGACATACCGCACCACAGCATGACTTACAGCACTGATGCTGTCCAAGCTGTCATCACTTTCAATCAGCACACATGAGCTGAACTGTTTTTGTGGTGTTCTCACACCAGCCATAATGGGCGTGGGCAGGCTGATGTCATGAGTGCTGATGGCATCATAAAATTCTTTGACCCACTTGAGGCGTGTTTGTGTGGGATATGAATTGAACAACGTGGCTGAGATCAGCATGAGCGACATCTGCGGAGTTTCAAACAGCTGACCGGTGACTCGGTTCTTGACCAGATACTTGCCTCTCCACTGTTCCATGGCAGCAAATGTGAGATCCATGTCACGATCATGATCCATGTAGGTGTCCAATATGGCAAATTCTTCAGGTGTATACCAAACCAGCAGTTCCTTAGTGTAAAATCCCACATCAACCACCTTACGCACGTGGTCCAAGAGAGTGGGTATGATAAAATCACCATAGGCTTCTTTGCGGATGTGGTGGTTTACCAATCTGGCAGCTACATATTGATAGTTGGGCGACTCTAAACTGATCAAATCAGCCGCGGCCTTGATCAAGGTCTCCTGAATATCCACTGTTTGGATACCATTGTAAAATTGCAGCTGAGTTCGGATTTCCACTTCACTGGCACTTACACCACTCAGGCCCTCGGTGGCCCACATAACCTGTCTATGAATTTTGTCGATATCGAGTGGTTCTTTTTCGCCATTTCTTTTCTCTACAAAGATTGGCTCACCAGATCTAGCAGTCATCAGCACGTCCTTTTTCTTGCGTTGGTTTCATCGTATGTTCAGTAATGAGTTTACTGTGGGTGAAGGTATTTAAAAACAGATCAGCCCGATTAGTTACAAAGATTACCAATTATTTTGGTTATTCCGTATGCCATGCTTTGTCCCTATAAACCCATTTGTTAAGAGTAAGACTTGTTTTTAGCTTGTTCTTGTCTACTATGTCAAGGTAGTTCACGTTGATATACCATTGGTGCCAATCCACTACAATTTTTTGTATGCTGTGGGTCCTATCCAAGATCAAGCTCAAACGCAAATTATCAAAATTTTCTGGAGAACTCATCATGAGTGTGTAGGCAATACCCAAACTCAAGCCACTGGGGCAAAAATGATTGTCCCAGAGTAGGTCCCAGGCTCCTGGCCAATTTTCACACTTGTCCCAGTCCAGGTAATAGTTTTCAAATCCTGCCTGTTTCCAAAATGCCACACATGCGTGGATCTGTTCCTGCGGGTCTTGCAATTGAGAGATATGCTGCCTCACAAGCTTCCAGTTTTGAAGTCTTGTTTTGCCATCACTGATAAAAGGATTGGTCATAAATTATCCCGGTTAGATGATCAGCCACTTGGCCAATGTTGCATTGTAGAGTAATGAGGTGCTTTGCCAATTGGTATTGATTACGTAGTCGACTCCCACCCCGCCTGATTCTATGCTGGCTGTTAATCCTGGATCAACCACGATGTTGTTGTTGGAGGCATCGCCTTCTCCATCCTTGATGGTGAGCAGTCTGCCATTTACAGCAGGACTGGGTAAATTCAATGTGATGGCTCCTCCGGCCGTGGCTGGTTGAGCAACAATCACACTGTCAGTCAAACTCACATTGTAGGGAGTGGTAGTGTCCACATTCACCACACTCACATTGGTGATGATGTTATTGTATTGCGCATCAACAATCATGTTACCAGTGCCCTGATCAGCAATGGGAACACTGAACAGACTGAGATCAAAAACATCACCAATGCTCGAGCACACATTACTATAGGGGCCCCACAAAATACAATTGTCTGGTGTCTTGTATCCCACATGCACAAATCTACAGGTTGTACTGGTGATTCCAGGGCCTGCACCACTGGTGTTGCTGAGCCAACTTATACCATAACTTTCTATGTCCCGAAACACACAGTTTACAGCAGTTGCATAACTGGGCCCAGGCTCCAGGGGAGGATTGTTGGTTCTTATACCCAGATGCAACAGGCTAAATTCACAACCGTCAAATGTCACGTAATTGACATTGTCTTCACAATTGAATGCCCATGGTATTTGTGTAAATCTGCAATTTATGAAATCAAAATGGCTGGATTCAATTGCACTACCCAGGGTCTCAATCACCACTGCCTTGGGTGCAGGATTGGGAATAGCATCGTCAGGCAGCCAATTGCCTAGAAATACACAGTTGCGAAATTGCACATGATTGCTTCTTTGCAACAGCACAAGGTTTTCGTCGCCTGTGGATGAAACTGTTAGGTTAGCCATTTGAATATATTGTGGAACAGTGGCCCCATTGTTGCCTATGCTGGCACCTGTTTGCCCCAGGCTGTCCACAACTGTGATCACTGCTGGCTGACTACCATCAGCTGTCAAGACAACCTTGGTGGTATCAGCATGTTCCCCCACCAAACACACATAGGGATACACCAACAATGCACTGGTGATCACATAGGTGCCACTGGGAAACCAAATGGCTTTCTGAGATTGAAATTCACTTTCCTGGGAGGTGAGTGTTTTGGTATAAAGATCTCTTATGGCCCTGTTGATGGCGTCAGTGTCATCAGTATGTCCATCTCCCTGAGCTCCATATGCTTTGACATTCACCCACAAGTCATCAATCTCTTGTTGCAGTGTGCGAATAACTGGATTGTTGGGATCAGATCCAGTTTGGCTAGTCACACTGGTATCACTCAAAAACTGATAGGGTATGGAACTCACAACTGCACTTGTGTTGGTGAGTATCTGAGTGTTGCCTCCCGCAGCAACACTATTGCCTATGTAAAGCTCTCGAGTATCCAAACAAAACCCCAATTCAGCCTCGTAGAGAGCTGGTGGGAGATCGGATTTAACTCCTCGTCTGTGCTGTATTCTTGCTACAGTAAGTACTGCCATCAATCATTCCTAGATTATACAGCCTATTTATTTGATTGTATCTATCAAATGATAAAATCTCACACTGGGACATTTTTCTGATCTGAGGGTGAACCGGTAGGTCATGAGTAATATTTTTCTAATCGTAGGACCCAATCTTCCAAATTTTTGGTATAGTCATCAACATTCCACACAAATTCCTGATATTCAAGGTCTCTGCTGCACATGAACACCACCAATTTTTTGATATCAGTACCAAATGTATAATTATGTGATTCTGCATAAGCCGTCAATTGCAATCGGTAATCATCCACTCGCTCAAGAGTTTTGGGCCTAATGGTGGTTTTGAAGTCCATGATAGCTGGTTCACCTTTGTGGACACCAACTAAATCAGTTGTGCCAGCCCAGAGTGTGTCGTACACAAGTGGAACTTCAATACCCCACACCTCATCCAAATTGCATAGGCCATGCTCTATGATTTTGTCAGCCATGTTGCGAGCCATCACTCTGCCCAGATTGTTGCCGCCAGGTCTCTCCATGCCTTTGATGTGATTTTCCAGGTGCGTGTGCATGGTGGTGCCCAGACTGGTGCTGTCTTTGGTGATTTGATCTGCTGCTGCATCACCTATTCTCTTGCGCCAGGCCAACAGATGTTTCATGTCCTTGGTTTTGCTCAGGATTGTGGTGACGCTGGGGAGTTTTGATCCGTCAGGTGTGACATATTTTCTGCCAGTGCTTTCTTCCACACGTTG